TTTTGCATTTAAGCATTGTCTTTAATTATAACCTAATTTTATTCATTATACAACAAAAAAAGCCCTTCCCAATAGCTCACTGTCTATCAAGTAGGACCTTCAGTGCGCCTTCAGGGACTCGAACCCTGGACAAATAGATTAAGAGTCTACTGCTCTACCAACTGAGCTAAAGGCGCTTGTTTTAAGTTTTTGTGTTTGCTGTTCGCTGAACACTTCGATATAATACAATACATACAAACATATGTCAACACTTTTTCAAAAAAAAATTAAATTTTTTAAAAAAGTCTTTCAACCCTATTTTTAAAGCTTTCTCCGGGCTTACAATGTTCTATATGGTGGCAAGTTTTATTACTTTACTATATAATAGGTGAGAGAAAATCTTATCTAAGGAGATCGTCATGGAATTTAGACAATTGGAAGCCTTTGTTGCTACGGCAGAACTGAAAAGTTTCTCACAGGCGGCAAAGTACTTATATTTATCACAATCAACAGTAAGTTCACATATACAAAATCTTGAGGATGACCTCGGCAAGAAGCTGCTTCTTCGTACCACCAAGTCAATTACTCTGACCTCCGAGGGGGAAGCCTTCCTTGCATATGCCCGAAAGATAGTTGAGACCAAGGATCAGGCAATACTCTCTTTGCAACAGACAACAAAGAAATTGATACACCTCGGAGCTTCCTCCATTCCGTCCACATACCTTTTGCCGCAGATAATATCCGACTTCAGACAAAGATATCCTGAGGTGCATTTCAGTATTTGGCAGGGCGGCAGCGATGAAATAGGGGAACTTTTGCAAAACGGCAGTGTGGATATAGCCTTTACCGGCAAGGATGTAAGTTCACCTATGTGTGAAAGTATAAAGGTATGCAGTGATCACCTTATGCTTGTCACACCGGCTACGGATGAGTACAGACAGCTTAAGGAAAATAATGCCAAAATATCCGATATATTGAAATACCCTATGATACTTAGGGCAAACGGTTCAGGTACACAGTTTATTGCAAGCAAGCTGCTTGAAAGCCTCGGAATAAAGAAGACCGAACTTAATGTGGTTGTGCAGACAAACGACCTTGAATCCATAAAGCATATGATAGCGGGCGGTGTAGGTATCAGTATATGTTCAAGATTTTCCGTTCAAAATCTTTTGGGAAGTAATCAGATAATTACCTATCCGCTTGAAAGTGCCAAAACCAGATATTTTTCACTGCACTGTATGAACTCAAAAAAGATAGTCCCTGAAATCAAGCTCTTTATAGATTATATACAGGAACTGATATCAGAGAAAAAGTTTGAAAACAGTTGATAATATTAAAGACCGGCATACACCGGTCTTTACGCTTCTTAGAATGTCAGTCTCATCTTATACCAGACGGTATCGCCGTGATTTGACTGTGATATGCCCTCATCCTTATATCCGAATCCCGCATAAAATGATCTGAGTCCGTCTTTACAGGTAAGAACAATTCCCCTTCTTTTCCTTGCCTTACAATCCTCTATCACCTTGTTCATCACCTGTTTTGCAAGACCCTGACCTCTATAAGATTTTTCCGTAACTACCGAAAATATCATCTGCCACTTTCCGTCTTTTTTGTGCATTGAGGCGTCGTCGTACATAATATCGGCCAGATCCTCTTCATCCGTAGCCATACCGTTTATAAAACTCTTTATAACTCCGTCCTCTTCCAAAATCCAAAAGCACTCGGGGAAGCTCTCCATTCTCTTTTTTATACTTTCCTTGCTTGCCGCCTCAGCTTTCTGATAAGATGCCGCCTCTATCGTTGCCAGTCTATCCAAATCATCAGCCTTTACATGTCTTATCATAAACCCTCCTTTAATTCATATAAAATCCGTGGACTTCCATCTTCCAAATATATTATACCAAGTCTTTTAAAATTTTGCCTCTCTATGCAATTTTGCATGGTTTTATTGTCCTCGTGCGTATCTATCCTAATTAAATTTACTTTTCCCTTTGCAAAATCCACTATCCGCTCTACAATTCCTCTTTTACTTTTGTCACTTGCTACTCTGTGTATCACGCCGTACTCACTCTTTGAAGGAAATTTCGCCTCGTATTCTTTTTCAAATCCTATTGTAAATACAAAGCAGGCAAATATATGACCGTCATCCTCCATTACATAACATCTTTGATTTTTTATATCGTCTTTTGTAACAGATTTTTCGGGCCTGTCATCACCCCACTGATGAGGATTACCGTGGTCCTTCATATATGCTCTTGCATACTCATATATCTCAAATATTCTGTCCGCATCTAAAATATTCGCCAATCTGATATTCATTATTCCTCCCAATTTTATTATAAAAACAGGCATATCATAGCCTCGCTACAATATGCCTTATATCTTTACGGTCCTACCGAAACCTTGATTCCAAGCTGTCCGTACGGCCACAGAATATCCATTACATTATCACTTACAGCAACACATCCTGCTGTAGGTATACCCTTTTGATAATTGCCGTGAATCATTATCGCGCCGCCAAGTGCGGTATTCCACGGAGGGCATACTTTCTTGTCAATCGCACTGTATATAGCATCCTTCTCGGCCTGAGAGATGATACCCGCCTCAAATCCTCTGTCGGCAGCCGCCTTGTCCGGATAAGAAAGTCCGAGTGAAAGATGATATGCACTCTTGTCGTTTCTTACACAGATATAGTAATCACCGTTCGGAGTGGTTCTGTCTCCCTGCTTTTGCTTTGTTCCGTTGGCAGAAAACTCTCCTAGGCTGCAAGGCCACTTGCCTACCACCTTATTGTCGGCTATCAGTGTAAGTTCTTTGTTCATCTTACTTACATAAATTCTTGTAGACGGCTCACTCTGAACCGGTGTGTAATTGCTTGTACTGACCTTCCTTACCGAAGCGGCGTATGCACTGAAGCTCATCAAACTGATAAGCATTGATAAAATAAGCAATGCCACAAAACTTTTTCTCTTTTTCATAAAATTCCTTTCCTAAAAATTACTTTATAAACATCGCATCCCCTATGATGCAAATTATAATCATTTTTAATACTTTGTATCTTACAATTCGATACAAGAATAATACCACGCAGGTATTATAATAGTCAATCTACTTATCAATCATGGCATTTTTGGTATTTTAAAAAATCTTGCCATACTACTGCATCCATCAATTCCTGTCTCAAACAATTATTAAATAGAAAAACTGGAGTTGTATCTGGAAATCTTAGAGACATTCTATATTTCTGTTTATTGAACTCCGGACTAAATAGATGTTTTTTTATATGTATTCTGGCTAGATCACGTGCATCCATCTCTACTAACACCTCACATGTTTGCATCATTTTTGTTTTCATTCTTCGTATCTAAACATAAGCGCACATAAATGTGCAACTATTTTTCTCATTCCTCCTCTCTCTTTTTTAGCATTCCAGCTTTTATTAAGTCATATAAAATATCAATAGCTGTGCGGTGGTCTCGATATCTGCAGTTAGGCCTATCATGTATCCTTAAATCATCTTTTCGCCACTCTTCAACCATGAAACATTTTGGACTGACGAAAATAAACTTGCAGCCTCTCGCAACACATAAATAATAGCATTGCAAACCTTTAGGAAGTCCCCGGCACGGCTTAAATCCGAATTTTTCAAACTCTTTCATGTCTACGTTTGGTATTAACATTCATCCACCTCATCTAATCATCATCTTCCATAAACGCAAACAGTCGTTTAATTGGGATAGTATGTGTGCCATTTGCATAATGAACATGCCCTGGCTGTTTGTCGTAATCGGTTATTTCAAAATTTACCCAATCTTGTAAATTGTTTGGGTGCAAAATGTAAGAACTATAAGCATAGTCTGGTGCTCTATTGCGGGAACTATCGAATCTTGCACGTGTACAATCATCATAATAAACTGTTACAACTTCATCTCCAGATATTACTTGCACAAATATATCTTTTATTACTTTATCACCTGTATCAACTTCTGTGGCGCACCCATTAAAATCATAAATATTAAACTTCATTTATCCCTCCCATTCCGGACATATCATCTTATCATCTACAAAATCTCCGCACTGGTCGCTACTTGAGCAAACGCACACTCCTGCATGTACAAAGTGCTCTTTATACCATTCGCAATTTTTACACGTTTTACTGCTATTCTTTTCCGCCTTAATCCTTCTCATCTGCCTTTTCAGCTTCTTATCGACTATAAGCGACACGGTCGTCTTGTCGCTTTCGTCATCAAGCAACTGTGTAAGCATAATGTGCACATCTGCAATCTCTTCAAGTACCGCCCTCGAGTGGCTTTCTTTGCCTGCAAGGATATCTTTTTGCAGTGCCACGATAAGCTCTGCAAGTTCCTCGATTGCCTTCGCTTTTTGATGCATGATGCCGTAATGGTTTAATATCTGCCTTGCTAAATCTTTAATCACGCTCACCACCTCACTTTAGCAACCTGTCCATTTCTTCATACTACTTTCATCCTTCTATTTATTGATTTGATGCTATCTATATCATCCAGTTCAAATATTGGCATTTTCATTTCAAGTGCCAACGTTCGTTCTTTCCTTGCTCCTTTTGATTTCTCCCAACCAGGTAACATTACCATTACATTCGACATACTAACTAATGAATAACACAATTCCATAAACTCTTTATGTGTTCCATTCGGTAGTATGTCACCTAACCTCATTGGACTAATTATTACAGAACATTTAACCTGTGACCTTACTGTATTTTCGGCTCTCAAAAAATTCAAACGATAATTTTTCTCATTTGTGATAGGTCCGGATAAATATATTCTCATCATTACTCCTTATCTATATTTGTAAAGTCGAAAGACATTTGACCTTCTACATTCTTATCCTCTATCCACCATCGGAATACAGCTTCTCCATCTTTCCAAGCACCTGTAGTATCATCTTTACCTTTTTGCTTTCTTACTTCTAACATTTTTTCAAAAGCTTTTATATATCGCTTTCTATAAGAAGGAAAAGTAATCATATCTCTTTGCTTTTCACTTCTTTTTGCCAGAGGACATAATATGCAGCCGACTCTTTTATATCCCATGTTATATAATTCATTGTATTCGATATTGTTTTCGTTAATATAATCCCAAACATCACTATCGCTCCACTCATAGATGGGATTAACTATTATAGTCTTGTTTTTTCTGGCAGTAGTAACAATGACACAGTCCCATACTTCATCGTGGCTTTTAGCATCCTTAAAAACTTCTTCGACATGTTCTTTACTAAAATATTTAGCTTTATTTCGATTCCCATTCCCCCATGTTGAAAACACTTCTCTGTTTTTCCTTTTTCTTGACTCTGCTGATCTTACACCAAGTGCTATTACTCTATTCTTTTCTGTGCTTTCCTTAAATACACTACAGCAATATCTAATCATTCGAGTTGGTGGAATACCTTTCTTTACAATCAAATCAAACATATTGGTTGACTCACCTTTGTAGCTAGGCAATCTCTTATATGCATTTATACCTTGATCTCTTAGCTTTTTAAATGTTCTATTCACATGTTTATTAGTTTGCGGTGCGTCCACAGTTGTAACACTGTGGGATACTTCAAATTTTATCCCGGACTTCAATGCTAAATCTAATAGAACATCACTGTCTTTACCGCCACTGTATGTAACTACAAGTGGTTTATTATAAAAATCACTTGCTATCTTTTCAGCTATCCTTAATGATTCAATCGCCTTTTCTATCTTAGAACTATTAACCAATGAAATATAACCTCATTCTTTCGTTGTCTTATTTAGCCTTGAAATACATTTTTTTCAAATATATTTCAAGGCGTTTTAAATCTATTTACATACTGCTATATAAAATCCACCATGCTTTTTAATCACCTTATCTATCACCTCTACAGGTGTGTATGGATAAATAGTCTTTGTAGGATCTGCATCCTCTTCTTCTATGTATGGTATAAGCAAGTCTTCTTTTTTTGTAGGATACCCCACCTCGCAAGATGTATAGCATATAGACTCTCCATCAAGTCTAGGATTGCTATAATAGGTTGACCCTACCTGTACAGAAAATTCAAACCCATCTTTACACTTTACAACCGGTCTAATATCTGAGAATCCAAATTTATTTCTATATGTACTATTTAAAAAATCATTTATAGATTTATATTCTCTGTAGACTCTAACATCCTCTATATGACCTTTGAAACAGCATCCACAAAAACTATATATACCTTTCATATTCGTGGAAACAAATGTTAGATATACTCCTTCATACCTATTTTTCTTCTCATTAAAAGCTGTCATTATCTCTCCACCTGCCTGTAAGTATCCATTTATTGCTGTTACAGGCGGCAATATATTTAAGAAATAATCATATACATCCTCACTTACATAATCTCCTCTATTACAGTAGTCTGTAAAATCTTTTCCATCTTGAAATTCTTTCCACCCATCCATAGACTTAACATCAAGTGTAACTAAACCAATAGTAATATTATTACCTTCCATATACATTCCCTTACTTATTATCTATACAGGACTGTTATATTCATTAGTGTAAACAGCCCTGTTCAATATCAATGTTACATTTCTCGCATTATGCAATACTATCTAATGCATTTATTTCCTTTACAACTACAGGCAATACTCTCTTTGCATTATCTGTAAGTTGCCTTTGCCAACTTTTATTGCTCGGAGACCACCTAAACGCATGCTTCTTTAAAATAGATCTAACCTCATCATTTGGTTTTCCATCAAAGATAAGTTGCAACCTCATAAGGTCCGTATTTTCAACAACTCTAAAAAACTCACATTCTACTTCCTTATTGCCATCAGCCTTTACTGCCTTAAGCTTTTTAAGTCTAGCTTCAACCCTTTTAATGTTTGCCAAGTTATTCTGTAATGAAAAACTAGGATATCCTACGCTTCCTCCAAAGCTTGGCTTTCTTAATTCTGCTATGTCATTGTCTGAGTAACCCATATCTCTAAGCTCTTCATTTCCTGCCGAAATATCCTTCTTCTTAATTGCTTTATTTACAGCCTTCATATTCTCTTGCTTCTCTTTTAACGCTTCTAGCTTTTCTTCAAGAAGTTCAATAGCTTGTTCATCATTCGATAATATCGGTTGACTCATAGTCAATAGTCCTTCAATTTTCCTTGCATAGCTTTCAAGGTAATTCCATTCATTTATCAATGTCTCACGCCTTGCATTCTGCTTCTTCTTTTTTCCTACTGGAAAATTACCGGCTCCGGATATCATCACAGATGGGCAACTTGCTTCATTTCTATAGTAACTGTTATAATACTCTGCCAACTTCCTACTATATCTCGCTGCCATTCTCTGTGCCCTCTCATAAAGTTTAGGCTTCTTTTTCTCAATTTCCTTTACAATCTCATACACGTTTCTTACTTGTTCTTGATAGCTTTCAGTAGCACTTCCAGCCCTGTAAGACCTCATAGAATTAACATCATTCGCTGCTTTAGCTGTAGCCTCATTTATCGAATAAAATATACTTTCCACTATTCCTTCTCCTTTGTTCCAACAATGTCATAATCATTTCCAGCTTACTGTATCCAAAACACTGTACCTTGCACTTGGCTCTACTCTTACATAGCATTTCTGCCTTTTGTCATATCTGTATGGATAAACGGTTCTGCAATTAACACCTTCTCCAATTGTGCCCCTTTTAAGCCTCCCATTTTCAACATAGAATGATAGGCCTTCTTCCTTTGCATCATGCCAACCATCTCTATATATGTTTCTATCCATCTTTACCCTCCTTAATATGATTTGTTTTTTTATTACACTGCGTACGATAACATAACCTATATTTGTGTCAAGTGTTTTTCCAATTTTTATATTGGAATTTTCTTAATTATTGGAGGTGAAAAATGCAGGTTACAATTTTATAACCTGCATTAAAATACAAATCTTATGCAGCAATTATTATCTATCTATATTGCTAACAGTTGCACCTACCTCTAAACCTACAACCCTTTTATATGACATTTCATATTCACCATTATATTTACGCAGCTCCCATCCAGGTAATCCTTCACCTTCAAGGCTCACATATCCATCACCACTTGAATAAACTCTAATAGATCCAATAACTCCATTTTTTCTTGCAATTTCAAATAATTGCTCTAAAACCGGAATTGCCTCCATACTAAAAGCTTTCATCTGCTCTTCCGAAAATCTAACATCTGACATTTTTATATCCTCCTAATATTTACTAAGGCTTTCATTAGCCTATATTTACTATCCTTCCTTCACTGTCGAACCATATATTCATATCATTGCAATGCATTTCTATTACATCTTCAGGACACTCATCACATTCCACGTCTATACCAGTAAGTCCTATTATTAAACCTCTAACATTTTCCCTGGCATTATCCTTAACCTTCTGTGAACGCTCTCCAAATATTGCCCCATCTGCATTCCTGCATATATCATCCCATGTCATATATCACCTCTATTCACATACTTCCTCAACACTTTTAACAGATCCATTTACTAACCTCCATAATCTAATATATTTATTACCAATAGCCCTTGCTTCAGTTTTTGACTTGCATTCAACAAGTATCGGCTGATTACAACCGCTCTCGCTATCATATATGTACACATTGTATTTTTTCATTAGACGACCTTAACTATCTTCCTATCTCATATTTCCTTCAATCAATTCATAATTAGCAACTTCCTTTTCTGAAAGTGGCTCTGAATACTCAACATATCCCCAAACTTCTCTACCGACCTCTTCCGTGTATGTTCTACTATCAAAGTTGTTAATATCTTTTAATTTCCTCATAGGAACCGTGCCAGGCATTGCAGGTCTCAATGTTAACCAATATTTATATCTCATACTAAAGTTCCCTCTCTTAATTATGATTTTTTACTTCTATTACTTCTAATACTTTATATTTGATTTTTCTAACTCCAGTCTTTTCATACTTTGCAACCCTAGTAGTAGGGTCACCAATTATAGGATGGTCTAAAAGGCTCTTAGCTTCGTCAAGGTCTTTTGTTTCTATCAAGCAAACCCATCTATCAATCCTTGGTTCAAAGTACTCGCATCTATAACCTATCCACTTTTTAACTTCCTTTCTCATCTTGCTCATCTCCTTGAATTAAATTTGTTTTTTATTGACGCCGCGTACTCTAACATAACAAGCTGTCATGTCAATGGTTTTTTTGGAATTTGCGTAATTGTAAAGTTAAAAACTATATCTTATCTATTGCAAAAGCATGTATCATATATTACAGTTCCAATATCAATACCTTCTTTATATTACCGGCATTTCAACCAGTATTTTTAAAGCCTCTTCTAAGATGTTCTTCTTATCTTTCCACTTTGTACACTCTTCAACATTATTAGGACTCGTTACTAATAGACCCATACCACAATAGTTTATAGACTTAGTAATATCTGCTAATGTATTCTCTCTTATCTTACGCTTATCATTTATACTCATTTTCCAGCTCTCCATTCCATCTTAGACACTCTCTTTAAATTAAAAACATGCACTACTAAAACTTTTGTTTAAAATCCTCTCAACATCTTCTCTTTTATTTGTCATCATCATTCTTGCTGTTACCTTATCTACATATCCACCTGTAATGATTACTATCGCATTCGCTATTCTGTCGCTTAACTCATACACTTCTCTGTATAACACATCTGCCTCTGCCTCATATCTGGCAGCTTTTTCAAAGTCCTGATGTTCTTCATCCATCCAGTATTCAGACATGTTCTCTTTTTCATCCATTTCTTTCTCAATCCATTTAAGCCTCTTCAGCATATCTTTTATTTGCATACTATAACCTCCTGTTAATCTTTCTAATTATTTCCGGCTATTCCTACTTTACTCTTTTCCTTGTCTTAGGTGACTTCTTTGCTTCCCAGCACCAATCAATGTGTTCCATAATTTTCTGACATGCTATCTTCTCTATTTCCTCGCTTGTCATACCGTCTTCCACTTCAAACTCTACTGCTATGTTCTTTCCTACGATATCTTCTAATACATTTGCCACTACCTTCATTGTATAACTCCTTTGTTTTTTATTGTTTCTAAGTTACTTATTTGTTATTTATTAACTATCAATACTATAGCATATGGCTACCCGTATGTAAAGAGTTTTTTTGAATTTTTTTAAATATTTTTTGGATTATCCCAACTGTAAATATATTTAGTATCTCTGTAATATATACATCTTCCAGCATTTACTGTGAACATATATGTTATAGTTGTTCGATTTTTCCTATTCCATAACTCTTGTCCTACGGACTGTCCATAGGACAAACAGTAATTATTCCTATTATTGGATACCTTTATATACTTTTTTATACTGCATATATAATCACAATATAAATCACTCTATCAGGCAATAGCCTGTTTTAGATGCTCTAAACACATCCTGTAACCTGCCATAAATCCGGACTCCTCATACTCTACTGATACATCCATCATCTTATCGTATAACTTGCTCTGAACATTTATATCGTTTGGAAATATACTTGATACCATACTGTCATATGCCTCTACCTCATCACAGGCTACATCTGTGTGCCTCTCTTTACATTGTGTGCTTTCCACATAGTTTTTAAAATACTGCGACAATTGCTCATCTGATATACTATTTACAATACTTTTCATTGCCTTGATATATTTCATTTCCTGAATCTCCTTTAATACCATTTCTTTTAATATCATTTAAAATTACCTTCATATTACTTTTATATCGCTTTACTTTTTATTTTATTTCACTTATGGTTGATTATATTTACCACTTTACATCAAGCCTCTGCACATAATAACCTAAACGTCTCTCTTCCTCGTGGTGTTATGAGCGTCTGAGTCCCACTCCATCGGCTTTTTTCGTTGTAACTCTCCTTTACCGCGAACAATCCTTGACCTTTATTTGAGTATGGCATTAACTTTCCACGCTTATCCCTGTAAACATACTTCTTGCTAATAAGGAAGTTCACAAAATCCTTTTGCCCAATACCTAACTCCTTTGCCGTTTCTCTAAAATTAGTCAGTAGATTTCTGTCTACTAATTCATCAAAGTAATCCGCTTTGGGTTGTAACATCTGTTTTTCAACTATCAATGCAGAATTTTGAGCTGTCAATGTTTTTATCCTTGCCTCTCGTTCTTCAAGTGTCTTTTGTGCCACCTGCAATGCTCGTGCCATTAACTCTTCCGGACTCATTTCAGACTGTCCATTGATATAACCACCGTTCTTTCGGATAGATGGTAACACCTCTGACGTAACCCATCTTTTGAAAGCTTTCGCTGTTGGCAACTTGCTTGATAAGATTAGGCTATATAAACCTGACTCATTGATAAGCCAACCACCTCTCTGACCTAGCTCAATCCCAAATTGGGACTGAGTTTTTCCATCAATGTTTATTCTGTCATCCTCATCAACATGATCAACAACTGCCTTAGTATATCTCTCATACCCCAAAATTTCCGCCACGTTTTTTCCCACAAACCAAGGTTCACCTTGAATTTCTACTATTCTAATTTCTCCGAAATCATCACTACTAAATATCTCTAATTTATGCATCAAAAAAACTCCTTTCGTTTTTGCTTGCCGAAAAGAGCTTTCTGTAGTACTATATTTACAGAAGCTCAATTCATTACAGAAGCTCTTTTAAAAGGCCTCTTTTGTTTTGAGTTTTGGGTGAAACAGTCATGGTACTTTGGTCGGTGTAATGACTGTTTCTATTTTTTTATATCGTCCTTTAATTTTCTAATTCCTCTCCTGATAGCCTCAGTCTTTGGAACATTTTCCTGCTTACAATAAAAATCAATTATTTCCCTATCCTCTACAGATAACCTTAAATGAATTGATTCTGTCTTAGGAGTCTCTGATCTTGGACGCCCAATGCGTGGATTCATTTTAATCACCTCGCTTTCTAAACCACAATTATACTATACTTTTTGTGGTTCAATAAGTCAAGTGTTTTTGCAAAATAATTCATTTTTTTTTGCAAATTGATAATATATATTCCAAGAAGTTATCTTATACCAAAAATTCACTTTTATATCTTGTCAAAAGTCTCCTCTTGTAGTAATATCCTCTCAGAAGCTCAATTCAAGGCAGAACATCTATTCTGTAATCACTTGTTTTGAGCTTTCTGTATTTGAATGTCGGTGTAGTCGCTAAACTGTGAGCCGGCATTCTTTTTTATCTGTTTTATTTACTTTCAGTCTGCTCCCTAAGTAATGCTAATGCTTTCAATACCATATTAGTCTTGGTCATTGATAGCTTCTTAGCTAAATCATCAATATCTTTCATTTCATCAGCTGTCATTCTTAGAGATAGCCTCAAATTTCTTGGATTATCAGTCGGTCTACCCATTTTCTTCTGCTCTACTTTAATCACATCCTTTCCCTTGCCTTATATAAAATACTGTGATACTCTACTAGTGGTACAGGGATGTGGCAAGTACCATCCCTGCATTTTGTTTCTACCTTAGAAGTCTTATATTATAAGGCTTCTTTTTTAGTCCTCAATGGTCTTTTGGATATTCTCCATAACCTTATTAAGCTTCTCTTCTTTCTTCTTATTATCCATTTCTTCTGCAATCTCTTTTAGATCGTCTAATAAAAGTCTAAGATATCCACTAAACTGCTTATCAGTCATTCCCATGGTCTCCATAGTTCCCCCTTTCTTCACGGTCAGTACAGCGTACCGCCTTGCCTACCTACTTGTTAAATAATATTTATTTAACTATCAATACTATAGCATATGGCTACCCGTATGTAAAGATTTTTTTTTGGATTTACTAAAAATAAATTTTGCTTTAAAATGCCTTATTTTGCATTTTTAAGTCATAGGTGTATATTTGTTGGACTATTCCAAAATAATCGCTCCTAGAGGCTGTAGGCTTCAAATATAGCTATATAAATTCGTATCTGTTACATAGTTCCTGCTTTTATCTCCATAATTGCGTATTTAGATCACTTTATATTTGACCTGGTGCAAAAATCGGTGCAAATCGGTTCAATTTGGATCTGTACCGGTGCAACAGGTGCAAAACGGGTGCAATTAGGTCAAAAACAGGGTCAAAACAGTAAAAATCGGGTCAAATTTGGGTCAAAAGTCGGGTCATTTGGGTCAATGTATTAGATGTTCAATTTAATTTGATATAATTATATTTATTACTATTGTTGCCCTGAAATGTAGTAAATATAAGGGTTTGGGGCTATTTCATCAAAAATGTTTTGTTAGGTTTCCTGTTAGGTTTCTAACAAGATTTCTTGTTAGGTTTCTTTACCAGAGATTAGATATTAGATATTAGATAATAGATATAATATATATGGTCATTTAAGCGTAATTTTTGCAATAAAAAAGAGCCTCCCATATATTCATAGGAGGCGGTTCCACATAAAACTCTTAAATAAAAGTTTGCTCTTATTTTAATCAATATCGCATTTAATGTTATTTGATATAGATTTAGTTAAATATTTAATTTAAAAGCCTGCCTGTGGCTATAGATTGACTGTACGGCATATATCTACTGTATTCATTATTAAATTTGATTGCCATTAGCTTTTTCTGAATCTTTTCTCAATACATCAATGGCCTTTGCAATCACAGATGGTACAGGTACACCCATGAGGCCTGCGTTTTCAATAATTGAAATACATTCATTTGCTATAAAAGCAATGATGACTGCATCTTTTATATAACTTGTATGCATGATGATATCAAGTCTGACCGCTACTAAAACTATTAGAAGAGCGACTCCCTTTCTACACAGACCCTTGAACCCGGCTCTGGACTCAAGGGCTCCATTCTCAGACTTCTTGCTCTTCTTAAAAATACCTGCGACCGCCAGACCTGTAATGTAGTCTACAGACATAAATACAATCAGCGTTATTAGCGCATCACTCCATCCTCCGAACATAGCTGCTATAAATCCTCCTATTGCTCCAACTACGGAATATAAAACATTCGCTCTCATTTTAACCTTCCTTTCTAATCATTCCTACTCTGCTAAATCGTACTTATCTAAATCAGGGGTAGAAGTATCATACTCTTTCTGATACTTGCCATCAGCGTCAACCCAATAATACAGATCCTTACCATCCGCTTTTATATATGCATTTATTGCCATAACTCCTGATTTCGTAAGATAAAAAGACATTCCATCTACATCTATCCATTGACCGCTGAGCATAGCTCCATCTATATCATTGAGATAGTACCAATCATCTCCGGATTTAAACCATCCTTTAGTCATATAGCCTTCACCGTTGACTACATACCATCTGTCGTCAATGTGAAGCCACTTATCTTTTTGCACTACCCCATCAATCTCATACATCCACTTACCATCAAATTCCACCCAGCCTGTAAAGATGCTCTTTTTATGTAGCTTGCAAGCTTGATAAGCACACCAACTGACAAACTGCTGACACCAGTAGTTGCCATTTCCACCATACCACTCTCCATATTTTGTGTAATTAGACATACCTGCATTTGCTGTTTTATCCTCAAGCATAGAATCGCTTGCCTTCTCAAGGTACCCGATCTCCTGCCTTGCGACTTCTATAATCTCCTCATGTGTGCATGTATCCCTTCCAAATAAGGGCGTGCCAAAACCATTTATACGGTTTGTACCGCCTACATCAGACTCTTTAAACTTATATTCTTTTCTAGCTACACCACCACCATTACGCTCAAAGGCCTTTGCGGATGTATTACCTTCGATTGTATGAATTATGTATAGTTGTCCAATTCTCTTTACATCTTCTACTATACCGACATGAGCAACACGGCCTTTTTCCTTGCTATAGAAATATATTATATCTCCGGCATGTGGTACTTTGCTGTATGCTCCTTCCTGTACAAAGTAGCCTTTTCCGGTTAGCGTGTACTGGCTATAACTACCTCTTAAAAGCTTCTTTCCTGCTGTAAATGAGCTGTCCATTTTAGTAATCTCCTTCCTTTAAGAAAAATATAAAAAAGAGGGAATAACCCTCTCTTTTTGTTATCAGAATATCCTTTTTTGTTATCAATCTACATCATAAAGTATTCATCAGTCTTAATGAACTCTTCTACCGCTTCTTTATATTTAGCCGGTACTTCATCAAGTGTCATAAGGCCGTATTTAATCCTTGATGCGAAAAACTTAATATATACTTTAGTCTTTTTCTTACTCATTGCCATCTTCCTCCTCTTCTGAATTCATCAGTTCAACCAACATATTTGATAGAGCGTCTATACGACCCGTCAGTGTGGCCTCAACCTTCTCCACTTTATCCATAGCCCTGAACATGAGTAATGCCTGTATCTGAGAAATTACTCCTGTCTCATCTTTTACAAAATTTATAGTGATACCCTGCAATTTAAGGCCTGTTACAGTCTCCTCGCTGCCATCACTTTGTACTGTCATGATTACAGTATTTGCATCAGTCAACTTACCTTTTAACTCATCCAATTCTGCAAAATTATCAATCACTGTGACAAATGTATCTCCATAGTGCGTGCTTAACTCTATTTCCGTCTTGTCCTTCAATATCAATTTGCTCATTCTTTCACCTCTTTTTAATTTATAAATTCTATATGGTTAATTATTACTTCAGCATATACACTACCATTTGAATACTCGTGAATAATGTTTCCAAGCATAAAATATATAAAGTTATGCCCTTGATTTGATGATATATCAAGTATCATATACTGCTGCGATTGGTCGCTTTGATTTCCTGCTCCTACCATAGTAGATGTCATCTCATATGATATTTCATTAGACCGTCGTCCTATATCCTTTAAAATCGTATAACTTTCATTGCTGTAAGACTCACCTCCTACCTGGCTTATTGGAGTTACACCAACCTCTAGTCTAACCCTTGCAGGCTGTGACCGCGTTCCATCACCTGAAAAACGAAGAAACCTAAATCCAACTTTTAGCTGCCTAAAAGGAGTAAGATTTATAGACTTTGATAGTACAAATCCAACATCAGGTGCGGATTTAAAACTAGTATTGTATGCAAATCCATTTGTAAGCTTTAATCCACCATCTACTATTCCTTTGTATCCATTACCACTGTTTTTCAGATTTAGATATCTACCAATTCCATTCAATATAAATCCCTTATTTGCCACCCCTGATGCAAGCCTACCATCAAAGGTGGCTCCATTAAAAGGGACTCCACCTGCTCCATAATCTACCATAGTACCAACTACACCATTAACATTAACATTTTGTCTTATATTCCATGGTTGCAAATTTGGAGATGGCAAGAATACCCAGTTAGCTCCTTGTATAAAACCATTGTTTAGTATCTTTGTAACAATACCTCTCCCCCTGCTTGCATGAGTGTCATCCCAAACAAATCCCTCACCACCTAGAGCCGTAATAACATCACCTGTAGTGCATATCCATCGCTGGATAGCACCTGCAAATTTAACACCTTGTACTGAAGTTGCAGTTTGTCCACTTAGTACAGAATCTGCACCTGCTGTTCCCAAATTAGTTGCATCTATGCAGACATGTGGATGTCCATCTGAGCGATTGTAGTAACCATTACCGTGTGGAAAATCCACATAAAAAACAGGGTTATTTCTATCAGTCCAGTTATCAATTCCAAAAGCTGTCGATTTGTTAACCCTGTAATTATTATCCTGCGTGTTAATGGATTTTATCTGCCCCTGCTTTCCAAGCACATTGAGAGCACTCAGCATCTTACTTGCATCAATTCCAATAGCATTTGCAAGCACATCATACGGCACTATCGCCGCCGGCTTATAATTACCATCTTTTGTATAGAACCCTTCCTCAAACCTCACATGAACCTTATTTTCCCATGTTGCATTTACCACTTCCGATGCTGTATTCCAAGCACCATATGTGTGTACAGTACCACTTACTCCTGCCACGGTGAGTGTCTCAAGCATCTTGTTCGCATCTATACCTGCTACTCTTGCCAGTACCTCATAAGGTATAGCCACGCACGGCTTCCACTGCTCATTTTGTGAGTAGAAACCTTGCTCCATTCTTGCCAAGAATTTCAAATCCCAGTAAGCAT